AGGCTATTAGAGATAGGGCTATATCGCTTTACTCAGTAGATGTCATAGCAAAGCAATATGAATACTATTTCCAGAGACTAATGACGCTCTGGGAAGATGGCTGGTATACGGAAGGAAACAATGCCAACACTGGGAGAAATGATTGATGAGGTCAGAGCCAATCTACAAGGCTATGCCCTTCGTCAAGATCGCATATCGTATGTAACCAATTCAGGTGGCATCAGCGCTACTAGCACAAACATTACTATCGGCTCTGCTAGTAACCTTGCTAAAGGTGTAGTTGAGATAGATGACGAATTACTTTGGATTGATACCTTTGATAAGGCAACTAACACTCTAACTGTAGCTCCAGGCTTTGGTCGCGGATATCAAGGAACTACCGCATCACCACACGCCCAATATGCTCAAGTAACTTTATCTCCAACCTTTCCTAGAAACAATATCAAGAAGGCTATCAACGATACGATTAACTCTTACTTCCCTAAACTCTGGGCAGTAAACTCAACAACCTTTACCTTTAATGCTTCTCAGACTACATACGCTCTGCCAGATGATTTGGAATCAATCCTGTATATGTCTTGGCAGACCACAGGTTCTTCTCAGGAATGGCTCCCAATAAATCGTTGGAGAGCAGACCCAATGGCAAGTGCTGCAACCTTTAACACTAACAATACGGTGAACATCTATGAAAACATACAACCTGGTCGTACCGTTCAAGTCTGGTACACAACAACGCCCAATACCCTTGATGCTAATACCGATGACTATGCTGACGTTACTGGTCTACCTGAGAGCTCTTATGATGTTACTGTACTCGGTGCTTCATACAAACTTCTCAGTTTCCTTGACGCTGGTCGTATAAATCTATCAAGCGCTGAGGCTGATCTTAACGACACCAAGAATCCATATAACTCTGGTGCATCTGCATCTCGTTATATCTTTGCTCTATATCAACAGAGACTTCAAGAGGAAGCATTGAAGTTAGCTGACAAGTATCCGATACGGCTTCACTACACCAAATAAGGAAGGGCTATGGCAACTAGAAAATTCAGTTCAATTAGCGTTGAGACAACGCTTGCCTCTGGTATCAACAGCGCTGTTACATCTTTGACTGTTGCTTCAGGGACAGGTTCTGCGCTTATGGGTGGTGTGACGCTAGGAGCAGCAGTAGGCGGTGTCTATCCAGACCAGTTTACCGTTGCTCTTGACCCTGATACTGCAAGCGAAGAGATTGTTTTCGTACAACAGATTTCTGGCGATACTCTAACTATCGTCAGAGGTAGAGCAGGATCTGCGGCTACAAGCCACAGCTCAGGTGCTACTGTAAAACACGTTTTAACTTCAGATGATTTGAATGCCTTTGAAGCAGGGCTAGATAGCGGTACTGGAGGTACCGTCTCTGGCTTGATGCTAATGGGTGGATGAAACTAAACACTAACAAGGAGAAAAAATAAATGGCAACAAACTACAAAGTGCTAGGTCAGTCCAACCCTGCGGCTACCACAGCAACCACACTCTACACAGTACCTGCTGCAACGCAGGCTATCGTCTCAACGATTACTGTCTGTAACCAAGCAGCAACTGCTGCTACCTATCGTATTGCTGTGCGTGTGGCTGGTGCTGCACTTGCTGCAAGCCAGTACATCGCATATGACGTATCCCTACCTGCTAATGCTTCAGACACCTTGACTCTTGGTGTAACTCTTGGAGCAACAGATGTAATTACTGTCTATGCCTCAAGTGCAACAATGTCATTTGCAGCATTCGGATCGGAGATTTCATAATATGGCTATAGGAAGAGTACCTGGCGCTACTGGTATTCAGCCCAGTATCGTTGATGCAAAAGGGGATTTAATCGCTGCTACTGCGGCAGACAGCGTGAGTCGTCTTGCAGTGGGAACAAATGAACAGCGCTTAGTAGCCGACTCCGCTGCTGCTACTGGCTTGAAATATGTTGCAGATACAACAAATTATGCAATAGCAGCAAAAGGTGATTTATTGGCTGGCACAGCAGCCGACACCCTAAGTGCTTTAACAGTAGGCGCAAATGGCACAATTCTTACTGCGGATAGTAATGAAACAACAGGATTAAAATATGCAGGCAATTGGGTTACATTTACACCAGCATCAATTACTGGTTTTACTTTAGGAAACGGCACAGTAACAGGTCGCTATTGTCGCGTTGGAAAAGTTACTTTTGTTTATTTTGAGTTTACTTTAGGCTCAACAAGTTCTGTTACTGGCGAAGTAACTTTTCAATTACCAGCAGGAGCAGGCGTTATTGGTGGTAAATTATTTAACGGAACAGTTACATATTTAGATGCTGGAACAGCCGCGTATTTGGGGTCAATAGAAACAACAATAGGCGGAAATACTTTATATTTGCGAGTAAGTAATAGTGGTGGAACTTATTTAACAAATAGCAACCAAAGTTCAACAATTCCATTTACTTGGACAAATGGTGATTCTTTTGTCGGCTATCTATGGTTTGAGGTGCAATAATGAGTTTTCAATTTAATCCAATGTTTCCAGATGCAACCAATGAGCAAAAGTGGGAGCAGATTCGTTTATGGCGCAATTATGAACTAGTGCAAACAGATTGGACAATGCACACAGACGCACCAACTGACAAAGTGGCGTGGGCAACTTATCGTCAAGCATTGCGCGACCTGCCTGCACAAGGTGGCTTGGCAGAAGAAGTAATATTTCCTACCCAACCAGGAGGTAACTAATGTCTACAGGAAGATTACCAGACCCTAACACGGCGCCCGTTACCGCTAAGGGCGACCTATACACATACAGCACCGTACCTGCCAAGTTAGCTGTCGGATCTAACGGCGAAACACTCGTTGCAGATAGTTCCACTACGACTGGGCTTCGTTGGCAAGGCTCAATGGCTGCTGGTCGTAATTTTATCCTAAATGGTGGTTTTGATATTTGGCAACGAGGAACTTCAGTTGCGGTTGCTGCTTCGCAAACTGTATATACAACCGATAGATGGAAATTATCTTTAGGAGCAAATGCTTCATACACAGTCAGCCGACAGGCAACTGGAGATACGACAAATCTTCCATTTGTTCAATATGCAGCAAGAGTTCAACGCGACAGCGGACAAACTGGGACAAATATAGGTTATTTTATTCAGGGAATTGAAACTGTAAATTCAATTCCGTTGGCTGGAAAATCTATTACTTTTAGTTTTTATGCTCGCAAAGGCGCAAATTATTCAGCCGCCTCTGACGCTTTAAGTTTTATTGTTGCCTATGGAACTGGCACAGACCAAGACCCAGCAGGCGCTTATACTGGTCAAGCAAACGCAATTTCTACAAGCGTAACCTTAACTTCAACTTGGCAAAGATTTACGGCGACTGCAACGATGGCAACAACTGCTACAGAAATTAAAGCATTTTTTAACTATACTCCTGTAGGAACCGCTGGTGCTAATGATTATTACGAAATAACAGGCGTTCAGTTAGAAGTTGGTTCAGTAGCAACACAATTTAGCCGAGCAGGGGCAACACTCGCAGGGGAGTTAGCCGCTTGCCAGAGGTATTACTACCGAGCAAGTAACGGCGGTAATGCTAATTCAGGGTGGGGTATGGGTTTTGGTGCTTCAACTACAATGGCGCGTATTTATGTGACACCGCCAGTTACGATGCGCGTAGTACCTACGGCTGTTGATTTTTCTACCTTGTGTTTATATGACGGTGGAACTCAAACCAGTTTTTCATCTATGACAATTGCTGCAGGTGACAGCACTTCTAATTTTGTGCAAGTACAGCCAACAGTCGCCAGCGGTTTAACGCAGTACCGACCTTATTTCATAAATAGTTTCAATTCAAGCAGTGGATTTCTCGGACTGAGTGCGGAGTTGTAAAATGGAAAACATCACATACATCACAGACGAACAAGGCGTAGAACACGTCATCATTGACAACGCCGATGGGTCATTTACTTCAATGACCAAAGCGCATTGGGATAAGTTAGAAGCCGAGCGCGAGCAAAGCGGAACACTCTAATAGGAGTCTCCCTGTGGTAGCCTTGGTCTATGAAAGAGATACCTCTAGAACAGATCAAGGCAAAACTACAAGATCGCTACCGAGCTCAGGGCTTTGGCGATAATCTATTCAATAATGACTGGAACCTGCTACTAAGAACAGGCAGGCACCCTCAGAAAGCCACCGTAGAAGACCTTCAAGGGGCTATTTTAAGGGCAAACAGTCAGGCTACTAGGGCTAACTATGCCTCCAGACTTAAGAGCGTCTATAAGTCTTTACGCAAGATGAACCTGATAGACAACAGGCCCGATGAGGACCTACCTGATGTCAAGAAAAAGCGGGGAACCCCGCATCCTTTGACCAAGGGCGAGGCTAGTCTGCTGATGACTGAGGCTCGTATGCCTATGAGACATTGGTTTATCTTGGGTTGCTGTGCAGGGCTAAGGGCTATGGAAGTAGCTAACCTGCGAGGTATTGACCTAGAAGAGACCGATGATGGCTATATCCTGAGAGTCTACGGTAAGGGTGGCACTGACCTAGCAATACCTGTTGCACCTGTTGTAGCTGATTTAGTGCGAAGCTATGACACCAAGGGCAAGATATTCCAAGTAACTCCTAACAAGTTATCATCAAGGGCCAGCGCTGAAATGAAGCGCCTTGGGATACCCAAGAAGACCTTTCACGCCTGTCGTCATTACTTTGCTACCAATATGCTTGAGAAATCAGGCGGAGATTTGTTAGCAGTAAGAGATTTAATGAGGCATTCATCAGTAGAAACAACTCAGGTTTATACACAGTTAGCAACTGGTAGAACTAGATCATTGGTAAATCTTATATGAGTAATGTGATTAAGTTATTTAGATTATACAAACAAAGATATTTTAATTGCCGTAAGGGTAAACATATTTATTATGGAATACCTAATGGCACAGCTTGTATTTGTTGTAGTTGGAAAGACGTTTAACATATATCAAAGGAGACTAAGTGGCCTACGGCGATGACATTACAGAGGGCATTCCCTATGTACTTTCCAATCCTGCTGGTGCTACCAGTTACTCATCAACCAGTGAGGCATACGATGTAGCCTTTGCTGGTCTGCCATTCTTCTTGGCTGCTAGTGATGATACGCCTTATCGCAGAGTTACAGCTCAGTATCGTAAGCAACAGATTGACCAGACCAGAGAGCCTGGTGAGCAGACTCTTACAGGTTGGTGGCTACGATCACAGTCATCATTCCACCTTGGTGCTGGTATTAAATACTTTGAACCGCTACAAGATGAGTCGCTACGCTTCCAGTTTACTGAGTCTAAAGGTGTAGATATCTGGACTAAGGGACAGGCTACCCTGCTAAATACCACAGTCAGGGCTTTATCTAGCGCAAATGACACAATCATTATTGGTGCTAATGATGGAACTAATGACTGTTTAGTAGTAGCAGATGGCTCTGCCTTAAAAAAGATTACAATGAGCAATGATACTGCTACCTCATCTACCTATACCCAAGCAGGAACTCCTGATACTATTTTTGATTTAACTACTGATGGAATTAGATACTGGTTTATCAATACAACTCACGTTCATAGAGGTAATATCGGTGGCTCTACAAGTGATACTGAAATCTATAACGCTTCATCTACAACAAGTGCCAGAATTAAATACATCAAGCAACGCCTAATTGCTACTATCAATAATAAAGTTTATGAATTAAGTGCTGCTCATACTGGTGGTGGAGCTCTGCCAACAGATCACTATACCCATCCGCAGACTGACTGGACTTGGACTACTATCTCAGAAGGTCCTAATGCTATCTATGTAGGTGGCTATAGTCGTAAAAACTCATCTGTCTATAAGATGACTTTAGATTTAGCAAATGCCAACGCTCTTGGATTCCCAGAACTAAGCGTTCCTTCGGTAGTAATAGACTTACCTGAAGGTGAAATTATCAATACCTTTGATACCTACCTTGGTACCTACGCAGTGCTATGCACCAATAAAGGTGTGCGAGTAGGAGTTCTAGGTACTGATGGCGATGTCTCTTATGGACCGCTACTGTTTGAAACAGAATGTACCGATGTTGTATTCAGGGATAAGTTTGCTTATGTATCTACCAAGCAGGGAAGTGAATCAGGTCTAGTCCGTATTGACCTATCACAGCCAGTAGTTCCTAACAGCTTAGTCTTTGCTTATGCTTGGGATGTATGCGCCTCTGGCGAAACTGCTCTTACTAACTCAACAGCTTTCCTTGGTGGCACAGATCGCGTAGCATTTAGCGTTCCAGGTGATGGAGTATGGATTGAATCATACGGAGTCAAGGTTGCCTCTGGTTACTTGCAGACTGGTTATATCCGCTATAACACCTTAGAGCCTAAGATATTTAAGTTGCTCTTTCCTAGATTTATCTCTACCAATGGTGGCTTGAGCTTGCAGTCTATTGACTCTGCTGGAACTACATACAATATCGGAACTTATTCACAAGGTGAAACCATTACAGAAGGTGGTATCCCTTATCCTGCTACAGCTCAAGAGTATCTAGGATTCAAGTTTACCTTTACTAGGTCTACTTCTGATACCACACTTGGTCCAATATTTAATGGCTATCAGATTAAATCTCTACCAGCAATCCCTCGTCAGAGACTGATTCAATATCCAGTCTTCTGCTATGACCACGAGAGCGATAAGTTCGGTGTAGAGGTGGGCTATGAGGGTTCTGCTTGGGATCGTATGCAACAACTTGAAGCAGTAGAAAACCTTGGCGATACTCTTGTCGTTCAGGATTTCAGAACAGGTGAGTCATATATCGGACTCATAGAAGAGATGGACTTTATCAACCGCACACCAACAGATAAGCGCTTCTCGGGTTTCGGGGGCACTTTGCTAGTAACAATACGGAGCGTATAAATGACACCAACAGAATGGGCAACTCTGCTAGTAGCAATACTAACCATAATCACTGGCTTTGCTGGCGTTGTACGCTGGTTAGTTAAGCATTACCTATATGAACTAAGACCCAATGGTGGCTCCAGCCTTAAAGATAAAGTTAATCTGCTAGAAGAAAAAGTAGAATTACTGACAGAGTTAGTCAAGGAAGCATTGAGGAAATGAATGAAACCTGTTGTAAAGAGTGCAACACCTGCAGCCATTGCCGTTCTCAGGCAGGCAACTGCGCTTGTTCCCAATCGCAAGAAGGCATCGGATGGCCTACTGCCAAGCAAGGCTCACATCAAGGCAAGTCCTAATTCAGATCACAATACTGGACTAGCAGTAGACCTGACCCACGACCCAAAGGCAGGTATTGACTGTGCCGTTATTTTTGAAAAACTTAAAGAGGATGAGCGCGTTTCCTACCTTATCTTCAATAAGAAGATTTGGTCACGCCAGTATGCTAAGTCTGGCAATCGTCCTTACAGGGGTAGCAATTCTCATTCTAAGCATCTTCATATTTCTATCAACGCTGATAGTGCTAATGACACTAGCCCTTGGTTTTGGTGGATGAATCAACCTAAAGTTGTGAACCAGGTAAGGGCTGCCCTACAGCCTGCGCCAAAGAAGAAGGTAGCAAAAGGTATCAATGTGGTACCAGTATGCACCTGCTGTAAGGTTCACAATAAACGAAAGAAAGGCAACTAATGGAAACACTAAAGCAAGTATCGCTGACGTGGTTTCGTGCTGCAGCCTCTGCTGCTATTGCACTTTACCTAGCAGGAGAAACTGATGTAAAGACCCTTGGAGCAGCAGCACTTGCTGGATTCCTTGGGCCAGTACTGAAGTGGCTTGATCCATCGGCTAAAGAATTTGGTCGTGGAGCAGAGTAGTTTGTAGATAGCGCGAGGCAAAAGCCCTCATCCCTAACGGGGTGGGGGCTTCTTTTTTTATGCCCAAAATTTGATGCTAAATTTAGCACTCTTTATCTACAGGACAGGGCACTTTAACTAAGTTGCCACAGTTAGCACAGCTTCCATCTAAACCCCACCAGGCGATCTCATAATCTTCAAACTGAGCAAAGATGCTAAAGACTGTAGAGCCACAAGAGCAGGTGTGGACTGGTCCTAAAGTTCTAAGGTTAGCTGCCTGTATTGGTGGCAGAGGGGTGTTATATTTCAGCAGCCGAAGTAGACGGAACAACACTGAGTTCACGGCTCCTTCCTGATGTCAGTCGCCTCTCGCCGCCTCTAGGCGGCTCGGAACGCTGTTACTGTTTATTCGCTCCGCTCATATTTTAATGACAAGGTGTGTCGTTACTGATACGACACGCCGTAGGAAGGTATATTTCTCTGCTATGACGACACTGGTAGGAATACAGATAGAAGATATGGTGATACTGGCTGCTGATAGCCAGATTACTGAAGATAACTTACGGACTATAAGTAGTACTACACCAAAGATTATTAGTGTTGGTAAATACTTACTGGGACTGGTAGGTGATTCCAGACCTGGTGATATTCTCGCCTATAACTGGAGCCCGCCACCCTACAAGGGAGCTGATCCCGTGTCTTGGATGGGTAAGAAAGTTATGCCATCCATACTTAAAGCATTCAAAGAGAACGGATATGAACCTTATGAAGCAGCGAAAGACAAAGAAGCAGGGTTTGACTACCTTGTATCGTTTGATGGCAACCTATTCCATATTGCAACAGACCTCTCGTTCATCCAGTCGGATGAAGGCATTTATGGAATCGGCAGCGGTGGTGCTTATGCTCTCGGTTATCTTTATGATCGTGTGGGTCGTCTCACTTTGGGTAATGTAGAGCAACACGCCAGACGCGCCGTTGAAATAGCCAGCATCCTTGACATCAATACCTGCCCTCCGATTCAATGTGTCACTCAAGGAAGGTTGTTATGAAGCAGAGATGGACTACGCATATAACTCGCGGAAGTATAAGTAATTGGGGTTTAGGTCTTGATTACTATAGAGAATATGATGATATGCCTCTGCAATTATTGGCTAGGATATTTGTAATCAATCTGATATTATTCCGAATTACAATTACCAGGTGGGAAGAGTTCAAATGGATATAAAAGATTTATTAGTTAAAGCTCTCTATGAGAAAGAGAACTCTCGTGGCAGGTCAATACAAACAGAGATAGGTCCATCGGAGTTAGGTGGCTGTCGCCGTAAGGTCTGGTATAAATTAAACGGACAACAAAAGACTAATGGCGGAGAGTTAAAGCTCGCTGCAATTATGGGAACTGCTATCCACGACACCATTGAAAAGGCTTTTGCAAAGAATAAAGAAGTTCTACTAGAGCAGACTGTAGAACATAATGGGATGAAGGCCCACGTAGATCTCTACATTCCTGGGACAGGAGATGTAGTTGATTGGAAGACAGTGAAGTTGAAGAACCTCACTTATTTTCCAAGCCAGCAGCAACGCTGGCAAGTACATACTTACGGATACCTAATAGAGCAAAGTGGATTGGGGAAGGTCCACAATGTGCATCTTGTGGCTATCCCACGAGACGGTGACGAGCGCGATGTAAAGGTCCACTCAGAGAAGTACGATTCTTCCATCGCGCTTGAAGCCTTATCTTGGTTAGAGGCTATCAAGACAAGTGAGGTTGCTCCTGAACCTGAAAAGGATGAGAGCTACTGTAAGTTCTATTGTAAATACTTTGACGCATCTGGTGAGATTGGATGCGTTGGTCTAAAAAAAGAACATACAAAGACTGAACTACCACTCATTGAATCTGATGAGGCAAGTAATCAGGCTTTGGAATATCTACAGTTAGATAACAAGATAAAAGAATTGACAACTCAGAAGGATGCTATCAAAGAAGCGCTGACTGGTGTTGTCGGGGTTACAGCTACAGGTGTTGAAGTTAGATGGACAGAGGTAGCTGGACCTAAGCAAGTAGATAAAGATAAAGTCCAAGAGATTCTTGGATTCGTACCAACTATAAAAGGCAAGGATAGTCTGCGCCTTTCAATCAAACATAATGGAGGTAAGTAAATGGCTGCACCAGAATCAACAAAGTTCCAAGTGAATTTCAAAACACCAGATGGAACTCTTATCAATCTTTATGCTGCAAGTAAGGAAGAACTGGAGGCGTTGCTAACAGCAGCGTCTGACTTTTCAGCACTTATTGTCAGCACAAGTCAAGCGTTTGGAGGCTCTGCACCTGCTGCTCCCGTTCAGCGTAGTCAGTTCAACGCATTAGACGATAGAGTAAATCCACCATCTGCTGGCGGAGAAGAAACAGTTGTAGATAAATACGGTAACACTTGGGTATACAACAGTCCGAGCGCACCAGAGTGCTCTCGTGGAAAGATGGTTCTAAAGCACGGCAAAGCTCAGGCAACTGGCAAGCCATACAAGGGTTGGTTTGATCCTGCTGCTGGTCCTAAGTGGACTGGCGCTAAGGTTCCAAAGGACCAACAAGCGGCAACGATTTGGGCGTAACACTATGCGAGAGCCGCGTGAATACGAGGCTCCGCTATGTGCACAAGTCGGAGGAGACCATTGGTTCCCAGAGGTTACTGGAACAAACAGTAGTTCTCGTTACCATACAAGTTTTGCGAAAACTATCTGCGGAAGATGTGTCCACCAAACCGAATGCGCTGAATGGGGTATACAGAACGAAAGATTCGGTATCTGGGGTGGCCTTACAGTTGTTGAATTAGAGGCTGCCAGAAGAAAAAGAAATATAAAACTGCCAAAGGAGGGGCGTAGTGCTTAGATTAGATAGAGCTTGGAAATCTTCTCGCACTACAGCACAACCCCTGCCTACAGTATGGAAAGATCTAGAGAAGAAAGATATAAAGTTTAGACGAGGCCAAGTATGTATGGTCGCTGCTGCGCCCAATGCTGGCAAGTCTATGTTCGCTCTGGTCTATACCATTCAGGCAAAGGTTCCTACTCTATTCTTCTCAGCAGATACTGATACCGCTACAGTAATGATGCGAGCATCTGCACATACAGCAGGTCATACTCAGCAGACAGTTGAGAAAATGATTACTGAAAATCCTCGCTACTATGATAAGTACTTGGAGAGTATGTCGCATATACAATGGGTCTTTGATTCCAGTCCTAATCTTGATGATATAGAAATGGAAATCAAGGCTTACATTGAACTCTATGGGGTGGCTCCAGAGCTAATCGTCATAGATAACCTAATGAATGTTGTTGCTGAATCTGATAATGAATGGGCAGGACTGCGCCAGATTATGGTTGAACTACACGATATGTCTAGGAAGACTGAAGCCTGTGTGCTAGTGCTACATCACGTCTCAGAACAGAGTGAGTATGGTAATCCAACTGAACCTTCAGCTCGCCGTGCTATTCACGGCAAGGTGAGTCAGCTACCTGCGATGATACTTACTCTTGGCTATAGCCCAATAGAAAATACTTTGAGGGTTGCACCAGTAAAGAATCGTTTTGGAAAGCATCAAGCAGATGGCAAGGATTATGTAGGACTCTTTGTAAACTTTGCTACCTGCCAGATATCTGACTCTGATTCTTATGGCAGAGCAATCCGTAATTCCAATGTGAGCTCCTATGTCTAGTTACAACAAGGCTAAGGGTTCTAAGTTTGAGACAGATGTGATGAAGTATCTACGCAAACTAGGACACTTTGCTGAAAGACTTGCTAAGGCAGGAGCCAATGATGAAGGTGATATCGTCACCATAATCGCAGGTCAGACCTATATTCTGGAGTGTAAGAATAGAAAGTCATTAGATCTTCCGCAGTTCTGGGCAGAAGCCCAAGCTGAGGCAGCCAACTATGCGAAGGCGCGGGGGCTTGTGGTTGAACCTCCAGCCTTCGTCATAGTTAAAAGGCGTAGAGGTAGCATAGAAGATGCTTGGGTAATACAGAACCTAGAGAAATGGATAGAAAATGCCAGTACCACAAGGACAAATAACAACTAGCCAGATATTTACTACACCAGAAGTTAAAGAAGAACCAGTAATACCAGAAGAACCAACAGAGATAGAACAAAAGGAAGAGATTAGAGAAGAAGAATGATGTGTTCAGACTGCAAGGTGGCTGGTGAGTTCAACTCACAAGGCCAATACGATAAGGCAGAAGAGATGCACGGATACTGTAAAGGAGACTGCGCTTGCCATCACAAGACTGGTCCAGGGTGGTTCGTAAGAAAAGGTCAAAAGGCGACTCTGATGCAAACACAGTCTCCATAGCAGATGTCGTTAGACATTTCGGAGGAGAAGTAAAAGAGGGTCGCAACATATCTGTTCGTTGTTGTATGCACGATGATGCTCGTAAGAGCGCAGTCATTGATACCTATAACAACTTGTATTTCTGTCATACCTGTGGCAAGGGTGGCAACGCTGTTAATGTAATTATGGAACTAGAGAATGTGGGGTTCAAAGATGCTCTCGCAAGGGCAGGCGAAATTATTGGAGGAAGCGGCTCACCATTACGCACAGGAGATAAGTCCAGACGCTCTGCAATATCTAGAAGGACGTGGAATATCTGAGGAGATAGCAGCTAGGTATCGTCTTGGTTCTATTGTAGATCCGATAGAGGGACACCAAGGATATGAAGGCTGGATATCTATACCTTACTTCACTGCTTTAGATATCTGTGTTGGCTTTAAGTTTAGAAGACTTGATGATGGTAAGCCTAAGTATGGTGCGCCTGTTGGTCAGAAGTCACACCTGTTTAATGTAATTGCAACTATGTCTAATACCAGCAAGGTAGTTGTATGTGAGGGTGAGTTTGATGCGATAGTTATGGAGGCTAACTGCCAAGTGCCAGCAGTTGGAGTGCCTGGTGTTGCTGCTTGGAAGCCTTATTATTCAAAGTTATTCAATGGTTTTGATATGGTTTATGTAATCGGAGACAATGATGTAAAGGAAGATGGGACTAACCCTGGAGCTGAGTTCTCTAGGCGTGTCGCAGGCGAGCTAATGAACTCGCAAATCGTACAATTACCACCAGGTATGGACATAACAGACTTCTATCTGGTGAATGGACAAGAAGCAACAGCCAACCTAGTAGGAGGAGTATAGTGAGTGACTACAAAGAAGGAATTGACGCAGATGGCAGAGTATCTGAAGGAATTGGGGATGGTAATAGTTTCCATAGACTTCAAGAATGGTACGATTACAGTCAAGCCGATTCCGACAAGAGATTAGACGCGGAGTTCGTAGCTAATGTCTGGAGAATCCTTGACACCGCTGGCAATTTGCTCATCCGCAAACATAAAGATTATGGTCCAAAGAACATCTCTCACAGTCCAGGTGGAGCACTCAACGGATTACGAGTGCGTATGCACGACAAGGTGGCTAGAATCAATCACCTCGTTGAT